GATTAGTTCCTTTTTTTACAGGAGGTTTTAAATTAGCACCTTCTTTTCTTTTAAAGTATTTTCTTCCTGCTTCTGTTAAACCACCCGTAGGACTTTTATGTTTTTTTCGCATTATAACACCTTTAAAAAAACTCCTGTCATTGCTGATAGTATAGTTATAATTAATGTCATAATCAATAATTCTAATCTTTTAATTCTACTTTCTAAATTATCTAAACTTCTTTGTGTGCTAGTACGATACACAACGCACTCTCGTTCATGTGCTTCCATTTCTTTAGCAATGTCATGTATAGTTCTTCTGTCCATTATTAACTCGGTTGAGTTGGAAATGATACTGCATTAACTTCAGTTTCGGTTGTTAGATCTTTTGTTAAATCTCTTAATTTTTGCCTGTATGTTTTCCACTCTGTTTTTTTACTATCCGAAAGTTGGTTGTCATTATTAACTGTCCACTCACATTCATCTAATAATTGATTTCTTTTTACTCTTAAAAATTCTATAGCTGAATTAAAAAGTTGGGTAGCTGTATATCCTGTATAAGAAACAGTTGCATCATCTAAAGATGTACCTGTTACTTTTGTGTTTTCATTACCTGCATATTTAAGTTGATCGCCAAATAATGTATATTCTTCTGTTGTAAACTCTCTTGCAGTTGCATCATTATTATACATGGTTTGGTCAGTTGCATTGTCTGAATTTATTGCAATTAAACCTTCTGGTGTGAGTTTTACATATCCTTTCATAATTTTTCCTTATTGAAATGCTGTTAATGTTCCAGCAATACTATTCACATCTAATGTAACTGTTGTTGCACTTGGGATTAAAACAGTACCAGGAACTGTTCTACTTGAAGTACCATCATTTGCTCCTATAAAAAAGAAATTACTACTATTCTCAGTTGCACCACCTGTTGATCCTGCTGTAACT